TACGCTCGGCTTTCGTGCCGGCCGTGTGATCGACATGCTCGAGCGCGACAAATACACGACCAGTGGCGGCTACGTCCGCAAGGTGATCTAGCGTGTCTAAGCTTCCGGGTGCCGCGTGAGCCCTCTCTCCCACATGGGCCTCACGTTTGACGAAATGGTCCGAGAGATGGTCGGCATGGGAATCCCCCGTAAAAGAGCGGAGCACGCGGCAGGGGTGAAGCTAGGCCAATCCCGCGCACAGAGCCCCGATCACCCCGCAGCGGTCGTCCTAGCCCTACCAGTGACCATTGTGGTGCCGTGGAGTTGTCTGTGCTCGGACAATCAGCGCCACACGGCCACGATTCGCGCCGGCAAGCCGTTAATCGTCATGGGAGGCCGGTATCGCGAGGCGAAGGACAAGATTCGCAACCTCGCCCGCCGTCAGGTTCAGGATGCCTCGCCGGCCGATGGTCCACTTGAACTCGTCGCCGCCTTCTGGCTTCCCGATCGACGTGTCCACGACATAACTAATTTCGCCAAGATCATCGCGGACGGTCTCGAGGGCATCATCTACGCCAATGACCACCAACTCTCGCGTACTGAGTGGTATAAGTTGGGAGTAGATGTCGATGCGCCCCGGGCCGAGGTTAAGATCTTTCGGGTAGGAACAGCATGTTGAACACCGGGAGATAGGTCCGCCCGTCCCGCGTCTCCGCCTGTTGCATAGTGTCCTCCGGCTTCACCGGGACGTGCCACGGTGCCGAGTCCTGAATCGCGAACTCGGTATAGCCAAAGCCGCGGATGTGCTCCCGCAACGACTCCTCGGAACCACCGAGCTGGGCGAGCCCAAAAGCGTTGATCTCTGCAATGATCGCTGGCCGATGGGTCGTAAGTGTATTCGCCGCCCCCTTGAGGACCGTCAGTTCTGCCCCCTCGGTATCAATCTTGATGAGCCGGACGGGGGCGTAGTCCCTCGAGGAGTGCGCGAGGCGGACCACGGCATGGTCGATGGTTGTACTCCGTTTGATGGCCTGTTTGGGATGCTCGCGCGTCTTGAGATTCGCCGTCGATTTCGCGGGGTTCCAGAGGGCGTGACCGCCATCGTTATCGGCGCAGCGAAAGAACATGACCTCCGTCTCGCTATCGCCCACGACGGACTCATCCACTTGGACGTTCTGGAAGCCGTTGATGGTGACATTGGACTTGAGCCGTGTCCGGTTCTCGTTGTTGGGCTCGAATGCGATCACGGCCCCTGACACACCAACGAGTGCCGCGGCGAGGCAGGTAAAGACTCCGACGTGCGCGCCGACATCAATGACCGTATCGCCAGGGCGGAGCAGGTCGGTGAACGTCTGCCACGTCCCCGGCTCGTAGGTCCGGCCGCTGGTGAAATCAGCCAGCATGTCGGCCTGAACCGAACTCTTGGGATTGAGCCGGAGTTGGAACGGTCGCCACAGCGGGGCGACGACATCAATGAGCTGGTCGTCGCTACTCATCCCAGCACCATCGAAATATGCGCGGCTCTTTTGCCTCCATCATGTTCTGTTCGTCGGCGGTGGCCTCGCGCCATCCGTCCTTCGTGCGAATCTCAAGTCGCATCTTCTCCTTTAGTTCCGGCGCCGGGTAGCAACCTGGCGGCCATTCCATGTCTGCGACGTTCCATGAAATCTGAAATGCAAAATAGGGCTCATCGTGAAGGACCACGGGCTGGCCGGGCGCGAACGCGCTCTGATAAAACACGCGAGTATCACTCATCTTCTTTCTTTGGCTGCTTGCTCGGCCCCTGTACGCCGAGCGTCGGGCCGCTATCGCCCAGTGTGCCAACGTAGCCGAGTCCCATGGTGATGCGATAGTTCAACTCGTTGATGGTCTCGTCGCGCGCCTTGATGATGTCCTCCTGATCTTTGATCTTCTGTTTCAGGTTGGCGATGTAGGCGACGATGAGCTTTTCTTCCTCGATCTTTTGATCGACTGCGGCGATGGCTTTCAGGGCCAACGTTTTCTCATCGCCTTCCGGCCACATCTGAACGTCACGCCTGAAGGCCGCATCCTCGTTGTCATCCATTCGCCATTCTCTCAAGTTCAGTTCGCACGCTTCGCAGGAGTCCCGGCCAATCGCCCGGCGCGGACTGTGTCAGGCTTCTCGCTGTCGGATACCAAGGACAGTCTTTGCCAGCATCTAAAAAGCGCCATTCGCGTGCAAAGCGATGCAGGATCCATGTCGGCATTCCAAGAGTACCCGCCATGTGCGCCGTAAGCGTGTCAACGCAGATGATAAAATCGCAGCGTCGCATGACGTGCGCGGTATCGAGCGTATCCGAGCAACCTTCCGTCCCATCAATGAAGTTTTTACCCAGCCACGCGCGTCCTGTCAGTGCCGCATCGGGCGAGAACTGAAGCGAGACCCAAGTCACGCCGGGAATGTCTGCGAGAATCCCCAAATGCTCGGCGGGGATTGATCGTAGTGAGTCAGCCGGATTGCCTTTCGCGCCTTCCCATGCGATACCGACGCAATAGTTCTCGCTGAGTCGCGGCGTGACGCCGTTCCGCATTCCATGCCATAGCGACTCGCCAACATCTGGGCGGATAGGCGGCGGGATCGTCTCCAGTGTCGTCCCGAGAATCCGCGGCAAGTCCATCGAACTCACATGGTGCGTGAACCCCGGCAACGGTCCACCGTCACGCACAAACACCGGCACGTCGGGGAAACTCGCCTCCATCCACCGCTTCAACACGGCCCGCGTCTCAAGCCCGACGACATTGTAGCCCTGTTCGATCAGGACTGGTAGGTACCGGGCGAACTGAACATGATCGCCCAATCCTTGCTCACCATGCACCAAGAGCCGGTGGTTCTTCGGGAGTTTTCCACCCAGCCAATGATCGGGGCCAAGGTCGTTTCGACGACCGTAACTTCTCTGAAAAAAGATGTCGTTCCACCGCTCGCCGTATGCCTGCCACCCTTTGATGTAGTCCCCTTTCCGCAGGTGGATATACGACTGCGTGAGAGAGCCTGACGGAACGCGCGGCGGAAGCGAGATACAGCGTTCCCACGCTTCCCACGCCAGCGCCACATCGCCTCGCTGATACAGGAGCGTGCCGAGGTTGCCCCAGGTCTCAACCAGTTTGGGGTTGAGCATGAGCGCATGGCGGTAGAACTCCGCTGCCTCATCGTCTTGGTCGGTGTCCTGTAGGAACCGGCCCACATTATGACATGCGATCGCATCATCGGGAGCGACCTGAAACGCAGCTCGGGTTAATGTCTCGGCAATGTCTCGCCACTGCGGAAGGTTCGGGCTGTTTGGATTCTCGCCTTTCAGTGTTGAGTATGCCTGTGACGCGCACTGGCCACCAAAATAGAGAACGGGCTTGCTGAACGGCTCGATCTTGGCGCACTCGCCGAACCATTTGAGTGCGTTCGCCATGTCGTTGTTCTCCATTGCCGACAGGGCTTTGGCGAGCGGTGCGCGGAGATGGACGGGGACAGTCTCGCGCCATTCCTTCGTGCCGGCAACAGCGAGTTCGGCGTCCTTGACGAGCTTGAGGCGTTTTGTCTTAGGCATTGATGATGTCGTCTAGCCGATTGATCGCCTCATGCCATGTCCAATAGCCAATCCCGATCTGGCTGCGGTGGCCCCACTGGGTGGCCTGTAGTTCGGCGACACAGGAAGTGATGTCAGGCTCTCGCCAGCCTTCCATCCCCTTAAACAGCGAGCATGGCAGCGTCGCGGGCGTCGATTCTACCTCGAAACCGACGCCGGGATCAGCCTGCCCGCACCACGCCCCGCCGACGCATTGTAGGCCGATCGATTGCGCTTCGACCATGCTCAAATTCGTCGCGCCTTCGCAACGGTTGGGGAAGAACCCGATGTCACATTCGCGCATGGCGTTCGCCGTCTCGGCCTGAGATAGAAACCCGAGGTCGATAAACGCATCGCGCGGGATTCCGTTCGCTTCGACCCACGACGCCATATCCAACGTCGGGCCGCGCATCACCGGCACGCCACGGACGTAGCCCGACTCCCAGATACCAGCCATCGTTTGGGACCACTTGTTCTGCCACGCCGTAACAAGGACTGCGCCTTCGCCCTCTGTCGTCTCGCGGAATCGCTTGAACGCTTCAATCACTACATCTTGAGATTTTCGATACTCCAGCTTGCCACCCGAGAACACATAGAGCCGATCGCGCGGGCGACGCCGGTCAGCATTGGGATGGAACAGCGTCTCATCAATCGCCTGGTGCCAGACCGTTGAGTCCACGCCGCGATCAGCCAGCAGGTCGCGTATCCAAGTGGACGGGGCAAGTACGATGTCGTACTTGCGTAGCGTCTCGATCGCCGAGTCGGGGATGGCCGTATCCTCGAACACCGCAAAGACGACGCGGACGCGATTCGGGATCTCCTGGAAGGCGGGCCAATGGTTGCCGAAGGCATCAATCCTGATTCGCCGCTCTTTCGCGTCACCGGCATCCAGCATGCCAGCCAGCGTTGGAAGCAGCGTAGCGGCGATTTTGGCGGGGTCAGTGGCCTGCGAAGGCAAGTACACCTTCCGGCCCAGCCGCGCGAATCCTAGGGCCATGTGGAGGCCAATCAGCCCCCATCCAGTGTCTCCAGCCGCCCCGAACCCGAGTTCGATAGGGAGATCGTTCATGCCGCTATAATAGCGGGCTAGTGCCAACGGGGCAAGACAAAAGGCCCAGCATCGTCGCTAGACCTTTTGTCTACCACAGTCCCCATGCGAGCCCTTCAGCTCGGCCACGTCGCTCCGCCAGGTGCGGGTGACTGCCCTATAATAGCCGCTAGTCGCTGATTCGCAAGAGTTTGGTCGCTCGAGGCGGCTCGTCAGTCTCGACACGATAGAACGTCATCCCGTTCCCAGCCCGCCAGCGCGTCTGATGCTCGCAGCGGTGATATGTCGTCCCGACGGGCAAATCTGCGTGGCAATCCTTGCAGATCATGGCAATCGGGGTCGGCTTCGGCCACGATGATTCCATCGTCCTACCCTACGGTCTAGTGTTGCGCGAAAACGTAGGCAAGCGTCAGGCCAGCCGCAAGTTAGGTACGCTTTCGGACCTCGTCTTGAGCACCTGCCACAACGCGCTCATTGTACCGGCGATAGTAGTCGTGGATGTCGGCGCGAATGCCAGCCGATAACACGGGCGGGAAGAGTATCGCGCGGATCACCAAGCAGGCCACCGTGAACACAACGGCAAGCAAGCCATCCAAGAGATAGATCATGGGGTCACCTTTGACCAACTGATGTTGTCCCAATAGCGAACTTCATCCGTCTTGATGGTCGAGTTGTACTGGTAGCCAAACCCGGGACCATTGATCTGCGTGAAACCCGCAGCATTATTGATCCACGTCAGGCCGGTGGCGGAAAAGGCATGGACGCCATCGCAGTAGATGTCTGCCGTCCCGTCCGTTCCGCCCGGCACGCTTTCGATCTTGTACTCGGCCTTCAGGTGATGCCACGCATCCCAAGAGAGCGGGTTGACGATCCCGTAGGTTGAGTAGATCGGCGGCTTCGCCCCGCCCGAACCGAAGGCAAACACCAACTGCGTAAAGCTTGGATCGGCACTCTGATTCCATGCAGTGACAAGCGCGCCATCGCCTGAACTCTCCTGCCCGTAGTTCACCAACAGCTTCCGTTGTTGCAATTCCGTTCCTGCGGGCGGACGAGGCAGGTAGAAATCACCCTCGACAATCCGATGATCGCCAAACGTCATCGGGACATCCCCAGACTGCATCAGCCCGAGGTTGCTATCGATCTGTCCGGGTGGGTTGTTGGCGTATCGCATCCGAGCGACCTTCCCGGTGGCACGCGGCGTCGGATCAGCAATCACATCGATGATCCCACCGACGCTTGCCCACGGATTGTAGAACGGCCCAAACGTCCCGTCCTCAAAATCCGCGAAGGCGATCACGGTAATACCGGACGGCGCCACCGTAACATCTGTTGCGGTGGTCACCGTGTCCGCGGTCGCCGTAATGGTGGCCAGCCCGACCGCAACTGCCGTCACGACACCCGAACTATCCACCTGAGCGACGGATGGTTTGTTCGAGTGCCATGACGCTTTCGCTGGCATTAGATCGGCTCCCCCGCCGCGTTCTTGACCACTGCCGTGAGCTGCACCGTCTGGCCAACCGTCAAGCTCGCGGATGTCGGCGTGACTTCGATCGAGGCGGGCGTCTGATCCTGCGTGACGGTGACGGCCACGACGTTCGACGTAATGCTGTCGAATAGCGCCGTGATATTGGCCGAGCCGGCACTGACGCCAGTGACGAGGCCATTCGGGTCCACCGACGCGACAGCATTGTTGTCAGAGGCCCACGATTTGGGGACGAGGGACGGCATGAGTTCTCCTTTCTTGTCGAAGATGAGGGCGTGCGCTTGGAGCGTTTGTCCAAGATCGAGTAGAGCAACCGACGGAAAGGCGACAATGGAACCCGGAGGCGGGCCACCGTGACCCGGTGGTTTGGGGGGCTTGGGTGGCTTCGGAGATCCTTTCTTTTTGCGAGGCATTAGGTCCTCGATCTCATCGCCAAGTTCTTCTAAGAGCGCCAGCAGTCGATGGAAGGACACTTAGAATCGCACCTGAAGGCCGTAGGACAGCGAGACACAGGGCGCACCGAACACCGACTCCTTGCCATCCACTTTCCGCCCCACGCCACAGACGCCAGCACCGAGTTGCAGTCCGCGACTGAACCGCGGCTGGGGCGGCGTCACCGCAACCAGCATTTCATGGTCCCGCTGCTTGAGCAGGGCGGCAAGTGAGGCCAAACTGTCGGTTGCCAGTCGCCGGAACGTGTCACAGGCCGAGGCAACGAGCTGGCACGCCTTGATCGCCGAACTGGCTGAGTCGAGCGCCACCCGAACATATGTCGTGTCGTGGATGACCTTTCGGGCGCTGTCGATCAGAACTCGCGTCGGCTGAATCACGCTGCGGAGCGCCACCGTGACCGTCTCCACCTTGGCCGATGCCGCACTGACCGCCGCGAGGTTCTGGGCGGTGACGATCGAATCCTCATGCTGGTGGGCGATCGCGAGATCCTGCGCGTGCATCTCCGCCTTGACTCGATTGTCGTGTTCGTGTAGCCACAACGTACCGGTGCCGCCGACGAGCAATGCGGCAACGCCATAGCCGACAACATGCGTGGTGGCCCATGCGGGTAGAATCATGCCCGCCAAGGTAGCACTAGCGGGCTACGAACGCTAGCGAATCTTCGGCACCTGCACGCTCTGGATCGACCCAAAGATGCCGAACGCCTCAAGCACGATCAAGATCACGATGACGACCGCCACGGCGACGATCGTTTTCTGAATCTCGGCGGGCATCGGGACGATCTTGATGAGCAGCCATGCAAAGAACCCGATCAGGGCAATCAGAATCAACAGGCTGACGACGCTCATGAACCCCCCAGGTCGCGGACGAGTGCATCTACACTGATTCCGCCAGGGCAAGTTTTGGGCGCGAAAATCTCATGATGCCCAACGATGTGCTGGCGGTCAATTGGAATGTCATGGCGTGCAACGATTTCGCGGATTAATTCGATCGATCCGATCCGCTGATCCGTGGTCATCTCCTGCGTCCCATCCCCCTCATGCTCGATCCCGATACTGTAGCCGTTCGGGTTGGAGCCGGGACGGTCGAGCACCAGGGTCGCCGTCGCGCCTTCCACACGTCCCGCATGATAGGCCGTGTCCTCCTCCTTCACGAACTGCACGACGGTTCCGTCTTTCTGCACCATGTAGTGCGCCGAAACATGAGCAGCAGGGTCATTGAACCACTCAATGACGGACGGGGCGTCGCCTTCCGTGACATGAATAACGATCATGTCGATTGGATGCGTCCGACCCTTCAGGTAATTGAGCGAGAGCAACTTCGTTTCGAGATTCATCCTTTGTCTCCGGGCGTGACGGTAGTCGTCGTCTTGACGGTCGGCTGAGACGCCGGGATAGGGATCGTCGCGGTGGTTAGCATACCGAGCCCTACGGCATCCTGCGCCTTGTGCAACAACGTATCTGCCAACTCACGCCCTGATTTTGTCGAGAGATATTCGCGGAACCAAGTGAAGATACTCTGGAGTGGTACGGCGAGGATGGTGGCACCCGCTACCGCAGCAAACGGCCAGTTGATCGGCGTGGCCTTCGTCGCATACAGAGTTAGGGCATAGAGCACACCCCACGCGAACATAAAGGCCACGACGCGCGTCATCGACCACGGCGCGTTGTCGTCGCTTTTCTCATGAAACATCGAGAGCGGATTGCTCACCGGATCAACCTGAGTTGAGGGGAGTTCTCAGATGCCGCCCAGCAGAACAACAGAAGGCCAGCAAGTCGGGTACTCTGATACGCGAACCACACCGGGACGATACTGCGCTCCGCGAACAACAGCCACGTCACGTACCCGAGCCCGAAATAGACGATCAGCGACAACCGGAGCCGGTGCGGCAGGTCGGCCCGCATCCACGCGATCCCGACAATCACCAGCCACGCGAACGAGCGCAGAACGATGTCCGGCCCTGTCGCGCCACCCATCCGAACACCAACCATCGCAATCGGCACCAACAGTCCGAGCAACGCGATTGATTCCGTCCGGTCCAACAGAATCGCGCCGATGATCGCCGTCTGACTCACGGGATAGACCATGCTCGGCACGAACCGCATACCGGGTTGCATGAAGTCCGCGGCGAGATCCGCCAACCAGCTCACCGAGAACGCGATCGCCAGCCAGGCCCACGCCACGTCCCGCTTCTCTTTTCTGAATCGCAACCACATGATCCATACGAGCGGAACCAGCGCCATCTGGTGGGCGACTTCCTCAGCCGCCTTGCCCCACGTCAGCAACCCGGAGATCCTGGACAGACGTGCGAATCGTTCAGCGGATCGCCCCCCTCGCCGGTCGAACTGACGACTTGGATGTAATGCTCCGCACCGTCCTTCAGGATCTTGATGCGCGTCCCTTCGCTCCCGTATTCGAGGAGATCGGTCAGGACTTGCTGCACCGTGGCGCCCTCGAAATAGAACTCGGTCTTGATGCTCATGCACTCTCCCGGTTGGCCTTCATCATCTCGCGCACCAGTTCGATTTGCGCTATCTGATCGTCCGCAATCCGCCGCTCACTCCGCAATGCCTGTCTCACACAATCTTCAGCCGCTTCGACGCTCTCCGCACACACAACTCTCGTCCGCGCATTCGACTCAATGATGCGCCTCGTGTATCGCCCGAAGGAATGGACGACACCGAACATGCCGAGCAAGAGAACGCCCGTCGCGAGTATGACCAACATCGCCACCATAGGAGGGCTCATAGTACACCCGAGTCAGGATATGGTGACGATTGGTGTCGTGCATCACAAAGTCAACAAGAGAATTATGAGAATGGTCTAATCTTTGGCTAACTAACGGTCGTCATGGTGGTTGGCCTCCCGTCGCCCCGAACTGTGCCGACGATCCGCGTCTCCGAGCCGCCGTTCATGGTCGCTCTGTCGCGTTTCCAGTACAGCAATTTTGTTATCGTGTACTTGGAGCATAGACCGGATCGCATCTATCCCTTCGCGAATCTCTACGCGGAAATCATGGAACTCCGCCTTCCCTGACCTAATGGCTTCGCCAAGGTTCCGTTGCGTCTCGCCCGCCGCACCGAAATAGGCAATCATCTTCACGCACGCCACGATAATCGTGCCCGACAACGCGAGGCTAAGAACGATGCTGATGACGCGAAAGACAAACGCCACCACAGGATCAGCAAAGAATCCCGTGACCGGGACCGGTTGGGAGGCCTGAACGGCGAGCGTGACACCAAAGGCACCAAGAATGGCTTTGGGCGTCGTCATCTTAATCAACCTGCTGAACAATGTAGATCGGGATGTTCACATCATTCGGGAACGTCTGGATCGTTGAGTCCGAATACGTGACCTCGAACTCGCCCTCGAAATCTGAGCCGTAACCGGTCACATCTGCCGTCTGCCAACGATACTCCACTGTCGCGGTCGGTACGTCGATGATAAAACACGTCCCATGGTCGATGATGACCTTCTTGCTCTGCTTCATGTTGAATGCGACGGTCGCGCCGGCAAGGTTCGGCGCCGTACCATCCGAGCCTTGAAGCGGGACGCGGATATAGTCTCGCGTGTCACCTTGCTTGATGATGAATGGGACGGAACCGAGGACGGGCATGGATGGGCCTAGACGTTGAAGTGAGAGACGGTCACGGTGGTCGCACTTGCTGGCACTGTGGCCATTGTCGTGCTATCCGGTAAGGTCACACCTGAGGCACTGGCTGGCAGTGTGATCGTTGTGCCACTCGGGGGCAGAATGACTTGTGTTGGCCACGGGACGAATCGCGGCGCAATCTCGAACGTGTCCTCTTGGCTGATCTGATAGATGAAGGGTCGTTCCGCCGCCCGCGCGAGCCTACTCGCGAGCCGGAGCAATGCTTCAACATCGCCTGGGTCGGAAATGTGAACCGGCGTCGGCAACTTGCCCGGATCGTCCCATTGAGACGGGATCGGGACGATGTTCCGGCCATAGTTCGTCTGGAGGTTGAATGGCGGGACAACGGTGCTTGTCCCTTCATCCTCCATGAGACCGTGTAGCTGCCCTGCCGGAATCTCCTCGAGCCAGAGGTAGATCGGGCCATTCCGCGCTGGCTGGATGACGGGCGGATACCAACCCAGATCATCAACCGCAATCGCAGTAATGTGCGGTCGTTCTTCGGCACCATCCCACGGATTTGGGTAAAGATTGCCGAGTTTCTGTGGAAGTGGCGGAATCCACCCGAGGTCATCAAGCTGGACAAAAGTGTGCGGATAGGATTCTTGTCCATCATGCCATGGTCTGGGAACGACGTTCTGCGGCTGAGGCGGAAGCGGTGGCGCCCAGCCAACCTCATCCGCTGTAAGGAACCGCTGCGGAACCCACGCCTCGCTCTCCCAACTGCCGGGGAGCGGGATCGTTGTGACACCCCAGTCGGGTGCAACACCACTCACCCATGGAGCATCGTCTGTAACGACCGGCGTCGGTGGAACGGGGAGATCATCATTGATGTCCCAGCTCCACGGCATGGGGAGCGTCGTAATGCCCCATTCCGGCGCAACGCCGCTCACCCATGGATCATCATCGGTGAGGATCTGAACAGGCGGAATGCGTTCATCGCCTGAGAAGCGATACTGTACCACGGGTGCCGACAATGGCACGTTTGGCGGCTGCTGAAATGATCCCGCTGCGGCGACGAGGGTTGTCGGTATCGTTACCGGAATCCCATCCCCTGTAAAACGATATTGCACCACGGGGACAGACAGCGGCACTTTTGGCGGTTGCTGGAACGATCCTGCTGCACCAACGATGATCGTTGCTACAGGGATCTGATCAACGCTATTGATCCATGGTGGAATACCGAGATTAGCTGTTGATAACTGAGGCGGGGGCGGGATCGTGGAGATGCCATCATCAGTCGTGACTACAGCCGGTGGTGTCGGCCATTCCTCACTTGAAAACCACGGCTGTCGCCACGTCCACAGGATGGTCGGCGCTACATATGGGACTGCGCCTTGATCTTCGTGAACGACCGTAAGCGCATCATCAGCGAACCACGGCCGGGTATAGAGCCATGGCTGAGCCGCTGGTGGAAATGTCGGCGGATCGTCATCCGCTATAGAGATACTGGCAGGCTGCGGAACAATCTCGTCGCCAGTGAACTGATACGAGACTATCGGGTCGGCCGGGTCAGGTCTCGCTGGTGGTGACCAGAGGCCGAATGCTGCTGGCGCTGAAACAGCGGCCGGGGGTGGAAAGGCGTCATCCTGGCCGACATTGAGCGCATTCTGTGCGGCCAAAGCAGTTGATGCTGCCAGGATAACAGCACTAGCCGCAATCCCTATTCGCGCGAGTCCAGCAGGCGCCCAGTCGCATTCAAAATCGGTCGGGACGGCTGCCATGAGGCCGAGCGAAACAGCAAGAGCTCGCGCCGATGTTGTCGCCGACCATGTAACCGTTGCGGTACCCGATGAGCCATGCGATGCAACAAACTTGTCAGAAACTTCAATGACGTGGCCAGTACCGCTCGTTGTTGAGTTGTCCGCGCGTTCGGTGAACGTGGCCACGGTCGATGTCTGACCGGACGACTCCAACAACTTCATGCAGACGCCGATCACTACACTTTTATCAGTCGCCGTCGTAAAGGCAGGAATGACACTCGTTGTGGTCTGAGCAGCGAGGTCTGATGACTGGACGGTGCCATCAAGAATTGGCGCGATGCCGATATAGGCAAGGAGGCCAGCGCCCGACGCATCGCCACTTGTGCCAGTCGTCAGTCCAGACCAGACGGGGCTCGGTGTATCGCTGGCAGATCCATCAGCCGTGCGGACAAACACATAAATCGAGCCGCCTGATGCCGTGCCACTTCTCTCTGGGAAGCCACTAACAAGGGTCCATCCAGAAGGAGTCGCGACGGTCGCCGTGATACTCCGCGACTCGCAGACGCAAATGAGACAATCACCAGGTACAACGCCAGCTGGCGCGCCTGGAGTGGTCGTGAACGGACTCGCGACATTGTTGGCGGTAAACGACCAGGTTCCGGCGCTGCGGAAGCTGGCGGCCATCTCAGGCGAATACGGTTATGGTCGGACTCTGCGACTGAGGACGGCCGAGCATGTCGGGCCATGTATCATCGCCCGAAGGAATGGCTGCACCTTGTCCCGCGAACCCAGCGGCACAGGTGATGGAGAAATCACCGAAGGCGACATCGGGCGATGTCTGCGTTACGAGGTAGCCGAGGCCGCCGAACCCCGCACTCGCATATGTGGAGTCGTCAGCGGTGACAAGATCCACTCCGTCACCACGCAGGGTTAGTCCCGTACCCACACACTCAAATTCTAAAACGGCCGGCGTCGAGATCGCCGATGAGTTAAGCAACGTGCCGACGCCCGCCGCCAGCGACCAAAGACGAAATTGTCCGTCAAAATCGGATGGCCCCGCAGCATAGCCGTTGCCTGTCGTCGGGTCGAACCGCAACAGCAATACGGCATTCACGCCATTAGCACCCGGCGACGCTAATGTGGAGGCAACACTATAGTCCGCACTCAGTGGTTGCGCGCCAAAGGTGTAGAGTTCTGGGTCCGTAAACGCGGCTGTTGGCTGCGCGACGTTAGATAGAATCTGAACATCCCCGCCGCCATCTGACCCTGCACTCTTGGTCCATCCGATGCCGCTCCCATCGGTATGTGCGGAGAGCAGTGTTCCATCGGTGTCGTCGAGGGCGTCAGCGATTGTACTCACAGTGCGGCCTCGGTCGTTGCGAAGCTGATGTTATCCCAGTACCGGTTCTCGCTATTAGCAACAGAGGTCGTCTGCATCTGATAACCAGTCCCAAAGAGCGTCCATGCAAATGTGGGATGGCCCGAGTCCACCCATATGTTGTTCGACGTGCCGTACTTCTGAACATCGTCGAACCAGATCGTCAAAATACCATCCGCAACATCTGGGGCCGAATTATTGACGAGCCGAAGTTTGAGTGTTACCCAAGATTTCGCTGTCACAATACCGGGATCAAAGTCTGTCGTGCCAACGCCTGTGAATTGATTGACGATCAGATTGATTTGCTGGTTGGTCGGCGTTCCGTTCTGTGAGAGCGTAACGACCATTGAGGGGTCAAGATTGGACGTTGTTCCCCAATAGATCAGCTTTCTCAAAGCAAGCACCGTATCATTATCAACATAGAAATCACCCTGGAACCAGATTTCCTGCCCAGCAGCGACAGAGAATGATGTTCCTATCCCAGCAGCATCACTACCGACTTCCAAGGCTTTGTTGTCATCGAAAAAACCACCGGACGGGTTGTTCGCGTACATGATTCGTGCGACGCTTCCGTGACCGGAGCCGGTCGGATCGGCGATTACGTCGATCTGTACTCCCCATGGGTTCCACATGGAATTGCCATTCGGTGACCCGGTAAATGTTGTCGGGCCACTCGCGGTCATCGTCTCGAAATCCATCTTAAAGAGATTGAGACCGGGGCCAGGCCCCCCTCCGCTGCCACCGCCCCCACGGCGCGCCCCACTGCGCGTGCCGTGAGGACCAATGGTCAAAAACGTCGGGGTCACCGTTCTACTCGGCGATTTCCGACGAACACTCGAACGACAACGACGCCGTACCCGAAATCGAATCCAGATCGATCTCGTCCGACGAGCCGCCTTCGATGTGGATGTTGCTGTCCGGGTTCGGTGCGACCCATCCACCCGGTGAAGCCGCGCCACAGCCGAACGCGAGCTGATACGCACCCGAGACCGTGCCGGCCGTGATCGCCGCGCTCGAGTCGGCCGCAGTCGTTGAAGCAGTCGTACCGATACGACGCGGGGCAGGCGTAATAGCGGTCCCGCCCGTACCAGCCGTCGTCCATCGACGGACACGAAAGGCGAGCCCAGAGATCGCCGTGAGGCCCGCACCGCGGCCCACGACATAGAACGACTGAACATCCACTCCGCGCGTCGCCTGTCGAATCGCGAGGTTGACGAGTTCAGTATTGGTTGAACCGCTGGACGAGAGCGCGGTCCCCGGCGCCCCAGCGATTCCGTAGACGAAGGCCAAGCGTACCTCCTGCGAAAGTTGGAATATCGTGAGTGCGGTCTACTTCGATGGGGCAGGAGTGAGATTCGCCCGATCGCGCGCTAGCAAGCTTTCGAGGGATTCCGGGTCCGAGAGGGCGTTGACAACTTCCGTCGCGGACGGGATTCGATGGTACTTGTCCTGCTGCGCTTGTTTCACTTCTTCCCAGAACACTTCATCTGGCATGACCATCAGGTTCGTCAGTTCCCCATGCCTCGCATAGCATGAGTTGCAGAGCCAGAACGCGAAGGTCGTGCTTTCTTCTGGAACTAAACCGCCCGATGTGCCACAGCTTGCGCAGAAGATGGGCTGCATCCAGCCTTGTGAGGTCTGGACTAAGCCGGTCGGCGAGGTCTGGCGACTATCGGGGAGAATCAATTGGGTCATTGTGGTGCCTGACTGCCCGCGGCGAGTAGGCCGAGGCGTTGGAGCTGGGTCGCGAAATCGGTTGGGCCACCAGCTCCCGGAAACATCCGTAATAGGTCTGAGGCATTGTTGATTGCCTGTCGTCCTGGCGCGAATGTCTTACCACGAAGGCCGAACGTCTGCTGTGTCGCGCCGAGAATCCCCTCTTTCGCTGACGCGAGTTCGTCTGGCGTTCGTGCGGCATCCGAAAGCCAGTCTTGGAATCCTGGCTCGCTTTTAGTTGCTGCTGCCTTGATCGGCTGGAGAGTATTCGATCCTCCCGCCTTTATCATGTTGAATCCGCGTGTGTGAGCTGCGATGTCTGCTGATCGTCGGGCGAAATCGTCCACGGCGGCCTGATAGGATGGCATGTATGGCTGCCCGCTCGGTCCAGTGCCCGCCATCGCGCCGAGCGCTTGTTGTTTCGCCGCCTTCACATCCGCGAGGCGCGAGTAGAGTCCACTCGGATTCGTCGGATCGGCGACCGCCAGTCCCTTGACTGCCCCCTTCTGAGAGGCTGAGAGTTCCTTGAACACACGATCAAGGACTTCTGGCACGTCCATCTGCGAGCCGGTACGGCCTGCCTGAATGTTCTGGACGATCGGTGCGATGTCGGGTTCCGCCAAGAACTGCTGAATGGCCGGCGTGACCTGATTGGCTTTCCCTTCTGCGATGGCTGCCGCATAGAGCTGTTTCGCGCTTGCCGCGCGTTCCGCCTGCATGGCAAGCGTTTGGGCGTACGGATTCGCTGCGAGGGCAGTCTGTACGCCAGTCGTCAGCCTACCGAGCACTCCGCCCGTAATGCCGCCCGCCACAGCACCACCGGTCGCTCTGCCGAGTCGTTGGGCAACGCCGGTGGTTGTCATGGCGACCGGTTCGGGCGCCAATAGTTGCTGCACGCCGCCATAGATCGCCCCTGCCGCCGCAGGATTCTTGGGCAGGAAGCCCATCGCCGGAGCAGTAGCGAGCGATCCGAGTAGGCGTTCCTTTCTGGACGTCGCCGGATCGATCGCACCTTCAATATCACCCAGCGCCTTCTGCGCCTGTCCGTAACTGATCGGCTTGCCACCGAACATCGACGGAATGACGTGGCTCGCACCCGCCGCCGCAGCCGACTCGAGCATGCTAACGCCGGGAAGATCGGCGAACGTGTTGAGTACGTGCGCCGCGTTGCTCGGCGGTGCTGGCTCATCACCCCACGTCCCCGAAGATCCCTTCGGAGCCTGTGCGACAGGTCCAGGCGCGGCACGGCGCGAGAGGAAGAACTGACCCGCATTCCGCAATTCTTCATCGGACGCATCGGGATGCGCCGTGGTGTACTTGTCAAGGAACGCCTTGAGTTCTGGGTCCATTATGGCTTCTTCTTTCCGCCGCGATTGGCGATATATGCCTCAAGATCGTTGTTCGACGCTCCAGTAGGCCCGCCGCCTGCGCCCTGTACGGGGAAGTGATCGAGGAGATCCTTTCGGTACGACTGTTTCAATGTGATCGTCGGCATCACGTCACCAGCTTGCAATCCTGCCAGTTCGGTATCAAGCGTTCCCTGATGCTCCGTGTACCGGCGCGACATCAGGTTGCCCATGATGTTTCCAAACCGCTTCTGTGCGGCGAGATATTGCTGGTATTCTGGATTCGCTGCACCGAGCCCCATGTTGCCCAACAATCGTTGGCCACCAGCATAGAGTCCTTGTCCCTGCGTGGACTGCGCCGATGCAAGCAGGCCGGAACCGGGACCAACCAGAGACGGATTCTTCCCATATTTCGCCTCGTACTTGGTCATGATGTCGTCAGCTTCTTTTGCCTGTGCTGACATGGCCGCAAGAGCCTGAGGTGACAAGGCGCCCTGCCCCCCAAAGCCACCCTGCGGTTTGGTCATCCCGCGCGCAGCGGCTTCTTGCTCCGTGACATAAAGATCTTGATTCGAGTTGGGATCATGCGCCCAAATCATCTTCGGTCGCATCGCATCGATCTTCATACGTTCGATCGCATTCACAGAGCCCTGTTGCTGCTTGGCACGTTGGTTTTTGACTTCCTCGAGATAGTTGATGTTCGGATCATACGTCGCTTTCGGATCGGCGTTGGGAAATTCGTGCATGTATGCGCCGAAGTACGACCGATTGATGGTATCAGCTTTTTTCTGGGCATCGGCCGCTTCCTGCGTCTTGAGTGCCGCCGCCGCCATCGTCCGCTGATGCTCAACATCCATCTCTTGGTGATACCGCGCATCCTCGGCTCGTCCCGCGCGTAGTTCAGACAATGCCTCAGGCGTGCGGCTTGGATCAAGAACAAACGAGTCCTGACCGCCCGCCGCTGTCGGGAGAGTCGCGAGTTGCGGACTTCCGAACTGGCTGTAGTCCGTGCCACCACTGAATGCCCCAGCACCCGGAGCGTTCTGGAGTACCGACTGATTCGTGTTGCGCTGCGTCAGAGCATTCAGCGCATCCTGTGGGTCAGTCCCCGGCGTGACTGGTGTCGCCCCCAACTTGACCATCGTTGACAGGCGAGCCAGCGCGTCCTGCGCCCTGCGCGCTTGCTGCGCCTCACGCAACGCCGCTTGCGTCTCTAGATCGGTGCCCAGCCCAACGCCAGCCTGACCCAGACCGGCAAGGAATGCGAGTGGTGACGGCATCACCCACCTCCGCCATACTGCAAGAGACCGAGGATGTAGTTCTGGTAGTTGTTTGTTGCGTTCTGGTTCAGCGCATTCGTCGCGAGATCGTTCTGGAAGCCCTGCTCACCATACCCCATCAGTTGCGAGAGCCAATTCTGCTGGTTCTGCTGGCCCTGTGTCCCAACCTGATTGCCTTGATTGATCGCATTCGCCTGATACTGGCCCAACGTCTGCGCGTAATTCTGCGCGAGATCCTGTGCCATCGACTGCTGCGCGCTGCGCTGGCCGATGTTCAGGTCTGAGAGATTGCCGGCGCCGATCGTGGATGTGCCGAGTCCGCGGCGGGCCATGTCCTCACCGAGTGCTCGCTGCTTCATCGTGAACTGGTCCTGAATGTTGCCACCCAGCCAGTTGTAGAGATCCTTGACGTTCTGCTGGCCGTAGGGCGACGGGTTGTTGAGTTGGTTCATTGCCGCCGTTTGCGTCGCGCTCTGGAGACCGCCCCCGGCCCCTTGTCCCTGTGCGCCTCCCGTCAATGCGCCGAGGATGTCGTATCCCTGTGGGGCGGACGCTGGCGGGGGAGACGGCGGTGGCTGATACCAGTTGCCGAACCCCACCGGAATTGCACCCGGAGGTGGTGGACCATTGCCATATCCTGCTGGATAGCCCGGCTGTGAGCCCGGCGCATTACTCCCACTCGATGACGATTGAATCGGCGGCGGCGCTCCACCACTGGCGAGCGTCATCGGATTGAATGTCGTGTCCATCGATGGGCCACCGGTCGGTGCCGCTCTGGTCTGAGGTGGAATCACTGGCGTAGCGGTCGGGGCCGTAGGCGCGACATAGCCGGGCGGTAGACCCGTCCCAGCGTCCTTCGGACCACCCAGCCCACCACCATTGAGTCCACCATTCAGTGGCATCGAGGCTTGGATCGCGGCACCCGCCGCAGGATTCCCGGGGTTCCCTTGGTCAAAGTAGTTCTGGTTCTCGGCGTTGATGATGTTCTGCCAGTCGCTCTGCGTCGCACCGGGTTGAACCGAACCATTGACATACGAGTACGAGTAGCCAGTCGGCGAACTGGTGTCATTCACCAAGCCGTTCAACTGCTGCCCGTTGTTGAACGCATTGCCGTACTGCGCCCCCGTTCCGAGCGTGAAGCCTGATGGCAACCCGCCCGTCTGTGGCGCGACGGTCATCGGCGGCGTCTGCCCTTGCGGGCCAGCAATCCCCATTGGGGGTGCTGCGCCGCTCACATCTCGAGTCGCTGGCTGTGTCGGTGCTGGCATCGGCGGACGCGCATAGCCCGCGAGCTGCATCTGGGCAAACGTCTGCGGCGGTGCAGACGGAGCGCCACCGAGATTCGGCTGCACTTGTGACTTGGGCGGCTGGTTCGCCTGTCCTGCCTGATTGGGCGTCGTCCCCCCACCACCGTTCAACTGTGGCGGATTGACATTATCCAACGTCGGGTCACCCGCGTTCTTCGCGTAGTTGTAGGGCAACTGGGTTGAGCCATAGAAGGCCATGTTAGCCTCCCGCGTTCTGCGGATACCCGAGTTTCGCGAGAATCGCCTGAAGCGTACTGGTATTCACACCACCAGCACCCGGCTTGTAGTTCGCCGACGCTGCTGCATTGGCCGCGAGTTGGGCTGCGGCACCACCAGTGGGCTGTCCCTGAAGCTGGTTGAGCCCCTGCGTGTAGTCGCGGGGCTGAAATGCGGTTGGCGGTGCCGAGTTCATGGCCAGATACTGTGCCTTATCGGCCACCGGAGCGCGGTTCAGCAACGACTGCGCGTTCAGGCCCAGCGATTGGGCGAACTCCTGCGCCTGTTGCTTGCGCTGTGCCTCGCTACCGGCATAACTCGCGATGCCAGAGGCGAGATTGCCGCCAAATTTGAGAATATCGCCCCAAGTGAGCCCACCGGGGAGCGATGAGCCCGACACATTCCCAGATGGGGTCTGTCCCTCGCCACCGGGCAGTGAAACACCGCCCGGCACTGGCAGGCCTGGACTATTGGTGGTCTGAAACCCTGGCGTCCATCCCGGCGGCGCCCATGGAGCGGTTGGATAGCCCATTCTTCGACTCCGTTAGGTGAACAACACGGGAAGAACTTGAACTGTATAAGTACCACTCGCCATCGCGAGTTGGAGCACACCGCTCGACAAGCTATATGTTCGCACCGCCGCCACGCCCAGCGTTGAGCCGCCACCAATCACTAGAACCGTGCTCCCTGATGGATGCCACGCGATCAAATCGGCAAATGATTTGCTCGAGCCATCATCACCGGTCACAAACGCCATCGCCTGTCCTGCTGGCACATCACAAATCTGTGTGGCCGATGATACCGAAACGCCTGTCTGCGGTGTGACGTAGTTCTGCAACTGGTTCAACGCACCGCGCACCTGATCCGGTCCTGTCGAATCATCCCATGGTCGCACGGGGCGTGAGAAGGGGACAAGCGCGCGAATTGTCATCGTTGCCCGAGCAAGTTGCCCTGCACCGTCGCGTAGGCGTACTGCGATCCATTGAGTCCCGAGTCCTCGATCACAATGTCGATATACGTCCCCGTCCCGCCCGGCGAGATGTAGTACGTGTGCTCGGCCAAGGGATCGGTCACACTGGGGAAGAATTGCACCGTCTGTCCACCATATTCCGTCGTAGTCACGATCTCGACCGATGGATTCTGGTTGATCTGTGCGGTCAGATTGATCCATCGCCACGACTTTGAGAACATACGACTGTTCAAATCGGAGCCGAACATGCGACGGAGCTGGAGATTGCACTGAAACTCAGCACCCGCGAAGCCAACAGGCGGAATGTCGTCCGTGTATGAATTGAGCCAATCGCATTCCGAGACCGTTAAGCCAGCCATGGCGGTGCCGCCAAATACGACGCGCCAGAGATGGTTGTCGCCGGCCGAATCATCGACGTTAAAGAACTTCTTGACACCCTGCGCGTAACTGTACGTGAATGGCCCCGACCACGATCCGAGAATCACGTTATAGACGTACATGCCCGGCAGTGTGAACCCGGGGGTGGCCTGGAACGTCGTTGCGACCCACACTTCGTTGAACTGACGGTTGAAGTGCAGAACACACTCGCTCGGGTTAATGATCTGCTGCTGGAGCAACGGAACGAGCGGATCTGGCTTCTCGGGCGTGCCAACCGGCAGTACCGTCGCTCCGTTCGTCTTGTAGAGGCCCAGATTTGTGATGAAATAGGCGATGTCGCCTGTACTCAGCTCGTTGGCGATGCAGACACCATCGACCGTCGCATTCGCCATCCCGATGTCGGCATTCAATGCCTGTGGCTTGACCGCGATGTCGTCCTGCCCCCAGCCCGTCAGTACCGAGATGCCGCGCTGGTGCCAGATCAACAGTGATCCATTGACCGGTGCACAAGCCACGATCGCCGACAGCCCGAAGGTCTGGACGACAATCTCACCGCCCTGCTGCGTCGGATCGCCCAGCGAATCGCCGCCCGTTGAACCGAGCACGGCAGACAGGTTGGAGTAGTACAGGGAGTTCGGATGCCCAAAGGCGTTCCAGCCCCACAGACGACCGTTGTAGACGCAGAGCCCTTTGACGAACGGCGTGGTTCCAGGCAGTCGCGTGATCGTCAGTTCAGGCGTCGAGACCGACTGCCGCACCGCGCACACGCCCTGCGCCCATCGTCCACTGACATTCGTCCATGACATGGTGGACGGTGAGGTCGTCACGACCTTGTATGACGCACCGGCGAACGTGGCCCCCGCACCAAAACTCGTCTGGCCAGCACCAACAGCGGGCGTCAACGCGCCCTGCCCTCGGATGACATCAATCAAGAAGTCGCCAGCCGCGACAGACAGCACTTCTGATGGCTGCGGCGGTGTCGTGCCACTGGCGCCAACGAGATCGATGGCCTCGAATGGCGTCGTCTGATCCACACCAAAAAGGGTGATGGAAGCCGCAGTCGCGAAGGAGGACGAGGCGTTCATCGTCGCCTTGATCGTCAGCGCACCGGTCTGCGGTGGGGCGGTATACGACCAGATTTCGACCGTCTCAGGCTGGCCGGGAAAACTGAACGTCCCGAGTTTCGTACAGGCGAGATTCAATCCGGTCGGATCGATCACGACCGAGAGTCCCGTCGTGCCCGTCAATGACAGCGTGACCGCCAGCACCCGATTCGAGCCAGTACCAAAGACATGAGTCCATGATGCCGTTGACGCGCTCGCCACTACCGAGGCGGTCGCGTCAACAGTGATCGCATCGTGAGCGGGCGATGCTTTGTAGACCGGCGCGGTATTATCGCCAGCGACGTACATGACCTCTGGCGAGAGGTTGTCCGTGAAAATGGTCGGGCGGTATTGCGGTAGCGCGCCGATGTCCGTCCATGTCCGCGGGAACGTGCCATAGGTCGTTGAATAGACATGACCAGTCGTCGCGTTCGTTGCGGCGCCAAATACATAGGCCTGACCCTGCGTCGGCCAGTAAATCCCACCGTAGACTGAGCCAGCCGTATCGAATGTCGTGATCGCGGCAGTCTGAACGAGCTTTGTCCCCTGTCGCTTGAGCGCCGCGCCAAAGGGCGAGAGACGAAAGTTCGTCAGGTCGCGTGCTTGATCCGGCCGCAGAAAGGCTGGATCCGCGACGTTGTTGAGTCCGCCACTGAATCCCGCTTGTGAATCCTCGATGATCTGACGTCCCATGGTCAGCCCGCCCAATCTTCGGGGAGGTCGAACGCTTCAGCAACGATCGGCCACACGCTCTCACGGCCGAGATCCAGCAACATCTCATCGTGCATGGTCGTGTAGATGGCGTTGATGTCCGCCGCGGCCTGCACTTCGCTCCCGCCTTTCGTCAGTGCGAGAACTGCGGCTCGCCACGGAATCAGATCCTCGTACCCATTCGGGAAACTGATCTCATCCACCAGCGTCAGCAGGTTATCGGCTCGCGTCGGGCGCCAGTTCGTGGTGATCGTCATGCTCTGGCCCGATGCCACCGGCAGCACCTGCATCTGGTCGCCAAAGCGGTACCAGACATAGGGCAGCGACGTATTGGGCTGCGGGTTCGGAAACTGACGGTACTTCGCTTGTCGGTAGAAGTATTGGACCTGCCCGCCCGATGTCCCCGGCTGTGCCACCGAGAGCACGCGATACCAGAACTGTTCAGAGTTGCCGCCGCCGTCATTCAGGTCCGAGAGCGGGATGCGCCCGTTGCTGTCCTGGCTGACGTTCACCTGCTGCATGTTGTAGCCATTATTCACGTTCAGCAGATCGGCCCATTCCTTCCAATGCGCGATCCCGACCCATCGCTTGAGGATCGCATCGCTCCATTGGGCAGATCCGACCGCGTTCATTACCTCGCGGGTTAGATCGATGGCCTGCTGAACGGTGAGCGCCATTACTTCACGACCTCCAAGAGCCGCTTGGGCTCACGATGAAGATCCGCACCCTGCACCATCGGATGCGCCCGCTCTGCACCGGCCCGCACCAAGCGCAGGTGGTCGTTCTCATCGAGCACCTTCCGAGTCCCATCCTCTACCACCTTGTCGATGTTCTTCTCGTCGGCCTGCGCGTAGAGTTTTTTCGCCTGCTCGACCAGTCGATCGGCTTCGGCTCGAGGATCCCGTGAGATCGCCCGATCGCCATACCGTCGTGCCACCCACGCCACCATATCGTCCGTCCGAATCTCACGCGGAAAACTGGTGAGCACGTCGAAGGCTTGTGCCTCTGACATCTCACCCGTCTGGACCCGCTGCCATCGCGGGTCGCCTTCGCGCCACCCTTCCTTCAGGTAGAAGGCACTCTGCCCCCACGCCCCATTGATCCACTCGATCTTGAGGCGTGGGGAGATTTTCGCGAGTGCGGTAACGACTTCCGAGGGTGGGATGGGATCACCACGCGGCGTAATGAACGTGGCGCCGGCAGTCGGGCCGGCAAAGACCTGTTGGGTCGGTGTGTTCTCGCCGAGTGCTAATGCCATCGTCTCCTCGTTATCGAATCACTGAGATTTCAACGCCCATCTTGAGCACCGGAACCGTCGTAACCGTCGTCGCGGCGACGATCTTCCACAACAGCGTGTCGCCGGGATCGAGTGTCGCATTGACATCCGTCGCCGTAATGGGGAAATCGACGTTGTTGTCAGCGCCGGTAAACACCGTGGTCGTGATGTCCTGAGCCGCCGTCAACGTGACTGCGCTCGGCGTCCCCTGATTGTTATTACGGACGAGCTGTGCGGTGATCGCGCCACCGCCCGCCGCACCAGTCCAGCCCTGCGCCGAAGCAGCGACTACCTTGAACTTTCGCGACGCAGGAACGGCGATGTAGACACTGTTCGTCGCCGTGCCGGTGAGCGGATAACCGCCCGTCCCGATTGCTTCTGAGAGCGTCTGAAACGACGCCCCGAAGTCAGACGGATGTGGTCGGAAATTGAAGGGCCAGAACGCATACTTGCGAGTTCCGCCCAGTGTTGGTGCAACGGGAGCCATGATTTATTCCTCGGCCTGAGAGGCGAAATCGCGATCGTCCAACGACCGGAACGGGCTGGGAGGATTTCGCTTGCCCCAACCCGTTCCGTTGGCTCCTTAGCCGTTGCTGACGTTCCAGTTGTACGCCTGCGTGTCACTGTAGCTGATGATCGAGGCATGGGCGTTCCGCTGCCGCGTGCCGACGTTCATGTACTGTGACATCGAGATCTCGTATGCGTCCTGCCCCGTGATGAAACGCACGGTGCCGCTGGACTCGTACTGGACCGGGCTCCAATCGAGCGCATCGATCCAGAACAGCGACGGCAGGTGCAGCAGGTACAGCGTGCCGAGCGGGCAGTACGGATCCATCACCAGCGGGATGCCGAGGATGGTTTCGCACTCGTAGCCATTGGGCAGTGTCAGCTTCTCACCACCCGTCAACGGCATCCGCCGCTGGCCGAGCACCGACTGGATCAATTGCTTGCCGATGCCGAACGTGGTGACAATCAGGTACTCGCTCGGGTTCATGTTCGCCGAGAATCCGGACTGGGCGAACAACTGCGTGGCGAGCGTCCAGATGTCCATTTCCTGACACGTTGTCGTGTCAGTATTGGTCCCGGCCGTGAACTTGGTCGCGTCCCATCGGCCATACGTCGCCGAGGAGAGGGCATGCAGCGTGGTATATGCCCCGCCACGATTCGTGATGTTGATGAGCCCATTGCAGGGCGCATTCAACGCATCACCGGATTGGTTGGCCTGTACCACAATGTCCGTGGCCACCATGTTCGAGATACCCGTCGCCAGCGTCAGCGTGCAGACACCCGTGGCGGATGTGAGCACATTGCCCACCGCCGAGATTTGGGCCGTGCCACGGTTCGTAACACCGGTGACATCGTAGACCGCGATGTACATCTGCGGCTTGACCCACAGGCCACCCTGACCGGCACCAGAGACGCCGTAGGGGCTCTGTACCACGATGGAGACCGTGGTCGATGCGGTGATGATGACCGCCTTGACGCCTGTTGCGCTGCCGTGCAACGCTTCTTCCATACCGAGCTGATAGCCCGAGGCGAATGCTCGGGTGATCTTCTCGCGCAGGGCGATGAAGGCCATTTCCTTCGACTGCGTGCCGACGATCGGCAGACGGTCAAAGGCGCGCGTCAGGTAGAACCGCGCGATGCCGACGTTCCCCTGCACTTCCTTGGCCTGCGTCGAGTAGGGCAACTGACCCGTGGCGCTCCACGACCAGTTGACTTCCGTCTCGGTGACAACATCGAAGTACATGTTGTTACCGCCCCACTGGACATTCCCGACGCCATCCGGTCCCTTCTTCTTGATCGCCGACAACAGCGGCGTCACGATCGGCACCAACTCCTGCCGAATGTCCTCGTACAGATTCTTGAGATCACCGGCAAGCGCTGTGTCGGTGATATACATGACATTTTGCGCGATAGCGCTACCCTTCCTTGTCGGTCGCTATTGCTAACGACCGTTATGTGTTATCCGCCCGCAGCTACAGGGCGGCGGATGATCCGATTGATGGCCTCATCCACATTGCGAGGTTTGGTTTGCGGCGTGGCGTTGGCGTTGCCAGCGTTCCCACCAACGGGACGGGTTGCGATGCCCGCGTTCCGTGCGTTGAGTTGTGCCTTGGCGCGTTCCGCTTTCGCCGCATTGAGTTCTTCCGTCTGCTGCGTCTGGCTGGCAGTCCGCTTGGCCGCTTCGGCTTTCACCCACTCCTTATAGGGGCCAGTCACGTACTGTTCGACCTGCTGGAAATGCTGTGGCGGAATGACGCCGTTCACCATCAGAGGCGCCAAGGCCAGCATCAGTTGTCCAGCGGCGAGTTCCTTTCCAACCAGTCCTTCGGCTTCGGCGATGGTGGGTCCGAGGCGTTGGCCCAGGACATTCACGGCTTGGCCAATCATCTGTTCGTGCGCGGTCTGTTGACGGCGCGTTTCTTCGGCGGCGAGTGCCGCTTCCCGCTGCTGCAATTCTGCTGAACGACGCTGGAACACCTTATCCGGCGTGTTCTCATTCGCGTACGCTTGCCGACGCGCGATGACGACATCATCCGGCGCCGAGAGGAGTTCGATCGCGAGATCTTGGAGTCCTTTGTTGGTCTCCTGCAACTGCTGAAGGTTCTGCTGGAACTGCGGCACCTGCGTTCTGAGTGTATCCAGTTCTCCCCGCGACCGCTGCATCGCCAGTCCATCCTTCGCCAATCGCATCAGGCCGGGGAGATCCTTCTGGTAGACCTTAGTCTCGCCGGTCTGCTTGTCTTTGATGGAGAGTTCGTACGTGCGCGTCGAATCCATGTCCGAGAACTGGCCCGTCTTTGGATCGCGCGCTCGCAGTACGACTTCTCCCTCCGGTTCGTCCGACTTGATTTCCGCCACCATGCTCGGCGCAGCCTCGACAACGGGCGCTTCCGTAATGGGTGGGACGGTATCGGTCGGACCAGCCGCTTCCTCGGTTCGCAACTCCTCGAGCGCGTCGTCCGCGACGGGGCGACGGGTGATTTTGTCGATGACACCCTGAACATCGTTCAGTTTGGGCGTTTCGACGACCGGAGTTTCGACAACAGGCGTTTCAACGACCGGTGCAACGGTCTCAGTGACAACGGGTGCTGCGGTGGGGGCGGGGGCGATTGCCGGCGCGGTCATAGAATGGATCTCGATTCAAATTGAGCCGCAGCCCTCTCCTGATCTGAGACCCCGGGACCGCCATGTGCGGCTGCGGGAGCTGCGGCAACTGATGGATTACCACCTGCTAGTGGCGCGACGCGTGGATCAAGCGGCTGCCCCTGCGGTGGAGCGTGTGCGTGCTGCTGGTCCGGGACGCGACCACCAGGGCCGATCTGTGGCACACCGGGAACTGGTGCTTGTGGCATGAACATCTGCCCTTCCACGACCTGCGCAATCATCTGCTCGGCCTTGGACTTGGCGAGGTTCATGATGTCACCCATGAACTGCGCGAACATCGCTTCCGGTGTTCCCGGTTGCGGCGGGGCGGGCGCTTGTTTCTGTGCGGCTTGTTGCGCCAACTGTTGCCACCGCTGCTGTGCGACCTGTTGTGCTTGCGGATCAATCCCGCCCGCCAAGATAAGGTCGCGATCCAACACGTTCTGGTGGATCGATTCATCATCCTGCCATACCACCGGCTCCTGAGGCTGGCCAAGGCGAATCTGTTCACTCACGCGCTTGGCTTTCTGATACTGAATCTCGTTCGGGGCCTGCATGTCGCGCACATCGCCGAACTGTGACCGCTCCAACCACTGATCCTTGGTGATGAGTTGCCGGTCGTAGGCGTTATCCAGCATCCATTGCTTGAGCGCCATGGGCTGCGGGATCATCGTCGATGGGTCAACCGTCACATCGACCACGCCATCCAGGTTCGCAGCAGTCAGTTCCATCGCGAGATCGCTGCGATCCTGTCCAGTGACCGCGATTTTCCGCGGCATCTGATAGCCGAAACGCATCCAGCCCACCATCTGCTTCGCCCATTCGGTATTCGACTCAGCCAGCGCACCAACCTGTGGCGAGAACACGCGTTCCAGCGATTCACGCTCGGCAAGAATGGCCCGACCACTCTGATCGCTCTCGAACTGGCCTCTGGCCTTGTCCGAATAGCCGGTGATGTCCTCGATGTTCTTGATTTCGCGGTCTAAGGCTTCTTTAATGTCATTTCCGACACTAAAGCCCTGCACCGGCATCAACGACTCGCGAATATCACCCGATGTCCGCACTTCAAGGATGCTGGTTTCCCCGCCAATGAACGTCTCTGAGGACACCGCATTCGTCTTGCTCGCGAATCGGCCACCAGAGTTTTTGCGGATGGATTCGTACCACTTCGACCAGAGCATATTGACCCGCATCTGGGAGGGTACGACCAAGTTCATCACCGGCAGCGGGAAGAACGATGGATCTTCCGATCCGTCCGTCACGCGCACCATTGGCACGCGGCCCATCAAAAGCCCGACCGGGCCATAGACGAGCTTCTTCCCAACGATGAGCGCCGTCATGCCCTGTGGTAACCAGTCGCGCTTATCACAGAACACGAAATAGCGCGCCACCGTCCGCTGGTTCTGGTAGAGTGGATGGAAGGCGTACTGGTTCGTGGTCGAAAACTGGGAGGCATTCTGCGCGAGTAACGCTTGGTCCTGCTGGTCCGCGACATCAGGACCATAGAGCGAGACGGCGTACTGCAATGGGAGGATGTCACGCACCAACCAATACATCGGTGAGATGGTACTGGTCGCCTCGCTTGAGACTCTGACATTCTCGATCCGAAACACGCGCGTGTTCACATCGCCCAGCGGGACGGGCCCCTTACCCGATTCCAGTTCTTCCCACGGCCCGAGGTCGGGATCCCAGTAGGTCATCTGGAATGCCACGCCATCCGTCTGTGCCCAGTAGACCGTCTCGCGATCGATCAGTCGTTTCTTCTGCGCGTCGTACTGATACTCAACCGCCCGCTGTTGAGCATCGGCCTTTCGTTCGCGGTCGGCATCCGTGTTGGTCGGCTTGAACTGCCAGCCGGGACGCTGTTCGGCGACAACCTGCATGGCCCAGGCGAGGGCGGGGCGGATGCGGTTGTCAACAATGCGAACCGAGTCCTTGGGGATGGGCGTCTCGCGCCACGCGCCCATGGAGTTGATGCGCGACTGCCACTGAAAGCCGGCGCGGAACTGACGGTTGCGCTCGGCCATCCAGATGTTGTGCTGGACACCGGGCTGGTGGATGGTCCACCGGTCCTCGATCCACCGCGACCAGTCGGCGTCAGTTGGCTGATGGTCTAACGCGAGCGGAAAATTGTCGCCATAGATCGCCTTTAGTGCCTTTTTTTTGTCGTCAGGCGAATCAGTCGCTTCCGTGTCGAGCTGGGTACTCTCCGGTGTCCCTGGTGGGAGAGATGTCGGGTCTGGCCGCGGCGCCCCCATGCCTTGCGGCAGTTGGATCGACCCCATTCCCGGCGTCGTGATCGGCCCCATCGGTGGGAGGTTAGTCCCGAAGATCGACTGTTCCGCGAACATCGGGTCGGCGGCCGGATGTTCGGTCGGATCGAGTTGATGAGGGGGGACCACGGGCGGGGCGGTCACGATGCGACGCCCATCCACGGCGTTTCAACCTGCGGGGTCAGTGGGAGGAGTTTGGTCCGCACCTGATCCCAGTCCTCGAGGTCGGCATAGAGCGCCATGATCGTCTGCCGCTCTTGGTCCTGAGCGAAATCATCCTCCCAGGACATGATGCGGCCCACCAAATCGTCCGGCATTGGTGCCGGTTTCTTGGGCGCAGCGACTCGGGACTTCTCCCACCGGAACCGATCTTCGGCCAATTCGACTTCGCGTTCCCGGAAGGAGCGGTCAGCTTCCCACCGACGGCCGAGGGTGCGCGTGATGGTCTGAACGGCCTCGATCGTCGTCCAGCAGACCAGTCCCACGCAGATGACGGCGGCGATCGCGTTCACGCGGATCTGTTAGTGCTGTTGAAGTCGGCAAGGATGGACGCGGCGAGGCCGGACATGTTCGACTTCCCGTCTCCCTGTCGGACATTGCGCGGCTCGCCAGCGCGGTCGCGGTACAGGTTGGGTCCGACATCCGCGGGCAGCGTCGATACGTCAGTCGCCACACCAGTCTCCGGGGCTGGCTCAGTCGGAGGGACCGACCGCGGCTTTCTCGGCACTCCCTTTGGCCACGCCATCAGCCATCCTTCGGCGCGGCGTCACCAACGCCAGCATCGGGCTGCTGCATCTCGGGCGGCGGTCCTGTCTCCTCAACGGGCGAGGCTTCATCGACACCGGGCTTATGACCCGGCGTGGTGAAGTTGTCCACAAACAGGTGGCCGCCAACGTCGTCCATGTTCACTTCTGGCATGTTAACTCTCCCCTAGGGTTTCTATGTTCCCCGGGAAACATTGTGGAAAACATCACGGGCCGCGGCCAGTAAAGCCGGTTGCACTGATCGTACAGGTGATCGCACCCGGCGACGTGTTGCCGAGCACCAGGGCGACGTTCTGCGAGCCGTGCAGGCGGGCGAACGAGAAGTCGATGATGACCGGCTGGATCGTCGCGATCGGGATTTCGACCTGAAACAACACGGTTCCACCCGACCCGTCCTTGACAGTGAAGGTCGAAGCACCCGTCGTGGTGGCCGAGAAGCTGACAACAACAAGGCCTAGGAACCACGACAGGCCAGCGCCAGCCGCGGTAAAGGTCGCGGTACTCGCGCCCGACGCTGATCCGACGACGGTATGGCTCGGCAGGCCAAACGCGCCTCGCTCGGCGTTGATCGCACCGGCCGGTAAGACTACCAGGGTATCAGCCATCTAGTCCTCGACAGGTTGCGGGGCGAAGGGCCCCAAGGCTTTCGCTGCATCGAATCGATCCATCTGCGCCAAGAGCTTGCCTCGAAACACGATACTCGACTGCATCGCTTCCTTCTGCTCCATCAGCGGATCGCCAAACACGACCACAACCCCTGCGGCATCGCGAGGCGCTTGGTACGCCCCGAGATAGACCCCGCCATCCGGCCTGACGTGCGCCTTGAGTGCGGTCGCCGTGCGCTCGACGTTGTCGAAATCGTCGGGCAGGACAGCGGTGCCAGCGACGAAACCGAGGAGGAGGATACAGAGGGTCTGAGGTCGATCGGCCCGGCTGTATGCCTGATTGACGGGCGCCCCGACTGGACTCCCGCTTGGCCGCGTCGCCTGTCGGAACGCTTGAGCTGCCGACTTCGGATCGTAGGTCAATTCGCGGATCCCCGCTCGATCATGTAGTTCAGCACGATCGCCTCAGACAACGGCCCTGCCGAACAGTTATAGACAGTGATCTTAAAGCTCGTCGCCGCAACGGGGGTGTTCGCCCCAACGATATACGACCCAGCCGTACCGCCCGAGGCGTGGATCACCGTGATGATGTCCGTCGCCGCGACCACGTTGTTCGTCACCGTGAAGGTCACGGCCACCGCGTTCGTGAGCGCCGCGTTGTTCATGGTGATGACACCGGTGATCGTGTTCATGGTGACACCGGTGGACTTGTTCGTCGCCTGCGTAGCGGTCGTCCCCGACCCCGGCAGATAGCCCTGGCCCGCCGAAGCGTTCGCGAGCTGGTCAAACAGATTCGCGACACAGATGGCGATAGCATCAACCTCACTCAGCCCCGCGATCGACACACCCGCCGACGCTGCGGCGTTCTGGAGTGCTGCCGCTGCCTGCCCATTCAGTGTCGCTGTCCGTGTTGGGAACGCCATAGGTCAGTTCTCCCCAAACTGTTGGTCCGAGGAGTCGATCCCCCGGCGTTGCCCATACTCCCGCTTGTCGATCACGTCCTTGTTCATCCCTTCGATCTCGAACGGGTCCAGCATCCGGTACCTCCCATCCGCCATCTCCCACGGCGCCGGCTCCGCCTTCCCGTCCGCCACATTCGTCAACCTACGAACCGGAAGTGGCTGCTGCGGCTCGAGCGATGGTGTGGCTAGCGCAAACGAGGTCTCATCCGCCCCATCATCGCCGTTCAGCCCCCGCTCATTCGCATCACGCTTGGCCGGCACATTCGGGTTCACCTCATCCGGGATGAGCGATGCTAACTCCTGCAAACACCTGCGGTTCCCCGGCGTATCTAAAAACTTGAGCCGCACCGTCCCATTCAGGAGCGGCCCTTGCCCCACACTGAACAAGCGTCGCAACACTTTCGCGCGCGCCAACTTGTCCACATTCGCCTGTTCGACATGGATCGAGTACCGACCCCACACATCCGCCACCGTCTCCGCCGCCGCGACATGCGCCCGTCTCACAGCAAAGAAATCGGCACCCCCATACACCATCCCCAAACACCGCCGATCCACCGTTCCCGCCACCGTCGCCGCCTGCTCCTCATCCTGAAACCGGTGCATGTACAACGTGTCCAACTTGTAGATCACGTCCCCCACCCGCACATACGACCCGAACGTACACGGATGCGAAAAGCCCCAGTCCGCCGCACCCCACCACTCATGCCAGTCCTCAAACTTCGGCAAATCATCACGTTGCACCACCAACTCCGACAAATCCATCAGCTCGGGATAGAACAACCCAAGCGCCATGTCCCAGTCCCCATCCCGCAACGCCGCTTGTACCGAAGGTGGGAGATCACTCATCCCCTTCCAGTAATCCGAGGGCAACAACGGGTTATCCAACGCCGTCCCCGGCACATACCCCCGCGTCCGCCCACTCGATGGATCCGTCCACCGCACCCCCCCATCCTTCCCACACGGCACCACAAACCGCTCCCGCAACCACGCCCGACCTGGTCCAATCGGGTTCGCTGACGCCCGCGCACGAAGCGGTACTGTCGGATCCGTACTCCTGATACGAGCTAAAATCATCTGCCATACCACCTCATCCGGCACCAACGACAACTCGTCCCACATCACCGCCGTGTACTCCGGCCCCAAATACTCCGTGATCTCCGCCAACGTCTTGGCATGCGCCACCTGCACCGTCCCACCACCCGGATGCTTCCACCGACTATCCTGCCCATCCCACTCAAACCCCAACTGCGGATATAACACCTGCATCCGGTCCCGTATATCCAACGTGTCCTTGTAAACCGTCCGAAAAAAGATCACCCGAGCCCGCGGATGATGCGCATACGCCGCCGCCAACCCGATCAATACCGCCGTCTTCCCCGGACCCGCCGCCCCGCCAAGCAACGTCTCAAACGCCCCATTCGAGGCAGCACGCATCTGAAACCCCTTCAACGGCTGCCATACCACCGGCCTCTCCCCTATCTCCTGCGGATACGCAAACAGATCCGGATTGTACAGTGGGGCTCCCATAAGCTCCTAGAAGCTCAAAATACTGGTACGGAAGGACGTCCGGGCATGCCGGGTGGTCGGTTCTGGGCCCACCCTACCCGTACGCCGGCCTAGGCGCCACCAGCTCCATCGCTCGAGCGTAGGAATGCGCTGGGCGACGACGGGCGGGGTGCTGGCCGTGCTATCTCTGCGTTCAGGCCAAGCCGAATGGCGCGTCGGATGGCGACCGACAGTGGGGTTCCTGCCTGCTCCGCGCGACGCTCGAGCACCTGGTAGTCCGCTTCGGTGAGTCGGACGTGAATGGTGCGAGCCTTTACTGGTAGTTTGGGCATGTATGACAGTGTAACACCTATGTACTACACTGTCACGCACGACCATGCTCACGTCTCGGGGGGGATGACCAACAGACCGTTGATCGACTGGCCGTTAGTGGTCACGTCCACTGAGCTGGGCGCCTTGCCATAGCCTCGATCGGCCGCGAACTCCAGCGCACGCATGAAGTTCGGATGGTTGGGCGCCTCGAGCAGCTTCTCCACGTTCGCGACAGTCTTAGCGCGTGAGGCTATAAGCTGCATCTTGCGGCGGAACATCTCAGGTGAGGCACCTGGGCCAGGTCGTTTTGGGTTATCGCCTTTAGGCGTATTCCCTTGTTCGGCGCCGTAACTAGTTGCGTTAGCGGACTTTTGGCCTTTTCTGCCGGCCACTAGTAGGATCCCTTAGAGCGGACGATTTGCTTGCCGCCTTTCGCGCCGACCTTGGCCGCATTAGCGATGCCTTGCTTAACGGCTTCGTCAGCGGATGCGGCGCGAGCGGGAAGTCCTGTAATGCCGTGGCCGAGGAACTCTTTGCCGACGCTAGGCGGGGCAGAGGTTTCGCCCTTTTCGGTAGCGTAGGCCCATCGGCGTTGGGCTTGAGAGACTGGAGGCATGTGGGAATGTGTGTGGAGTGTGGAAAAGAAAGTCAAGCGTTTCTCGATCTTTCCTCTTGACACAGTAGCGGGCTATATGTACTCTAGTGTTGTCTCTAACTGAGGTCCGCCAGAATGCGACGCAATTACGAGGAAGATAACGAGACGTTCTCGAGCGAGAACTACACGGTGCGTGGCTGGAGCGGGATCGCTTTCTATGTGCAGGGTTGGGAGACTGAGCCCGACGAGGATACTGAGTGGTCAGGTTACGAGACGAGGACTGGCCGCGTGCTCGTCGTGATGGTCGGTGATGATCGGCAGCACGCGGTGGACGCGGATGACCTGACGCCGCTAGCTGAGGACGAGTTTTGCCACTCCTGCGGGCAGATCGGTTGTGGACACAACGTTCCCTCCCGCTAGTTCCCTTCCAATCCCTGAGTGAGAGGAGATTTCCGCCAATGAAAGAGCGCTGCAATGCATGCGGCCAGGCGCGCGTCGCGGGCAAGTCTGACGTGATGCTTTGGAAGGCCGTTGACGGCGAGCATGTCGAGTATCCGAAGCTTCACCGGGAATGCGTCGGGAATTGGATCTGCGCCGACGGATCGCTGGTGACGATCAGCTTCCACAGCTTTTTGGCCGGGTCGCGCAGTCCTGACAATTCGCTTCTGCCAGCCCGATAGCACGTCTCGCGCGGTAGCTGGCAGGTCCGGAGTCATAACCGGCGCGCGATTGTAGGCTCACTATTCACAAGGGGTTACGATGCGCGGTTCACTGACGCGGTTCGGGATTGACTTGCAGCGAATGGACGCCGAGGACGATGCCGCGCGGCGCGAACGGTTTGAAACGCCATCGCAACCGTTGGCCGATAGACGGCGGGCGCGGTACATCGACCTGCTGGACGCAACCGTTGGGCCGATTGACGATACGTGGCGCGAGATCATGCGCGTCCGTGCGATCCGCGAAGTGTCCCGTTAGTCCCCTTCTACCCTGAGAGTATCCGCCAATGTCAAACGCTTATAACGGCTGGACCAATTACGAAACGTGGAACGCCAAGCTCTGGATGGACAATGACGAGGGTTCGCAGGGCTATTGGGCCGAGCGCGCGCAGCAGCTCTATAACGATGCCGAAGCGGATCATCCGTTCACCCGAGACGAACGCGCGACACTGGACCTGTCCGACGAGTTGAAACATGAGCATGAGGCGAACATGCCCGAACTCGAGCCTTCCTTCTACTCCGACATTCTGAACGCGGCACTGTCTGAGGTGAACTGGTACGAAATCGCCGAGTCGCTGATCGGAGACGTCGACAAAGAGGCCGAGGTTACGGCCGATGCTGAGGATGGCGAGTAGTTCTTGCCCTTCACTAGCGGGCTATATACTTTGGTCTACATGACTGAACTCTGGCGAAAACGCTGGCTCAAGCGAGACGCGACCGCTCGGCACCGGATCACCTGGACCGAGCTGGTCGCCTGGGCTGAATCAGCCGGCGTCCATCGCACGCATGCTCAAAAAGTCTTCCGAGGCGAACGGGCGTCGGCAAAGCTCGAGGCGGCTTTTCAGGAGCACTTCGGTTTCCCGATGCGCGGGGCAGCTTACGAGTATCAGGACGGGAGTCGATACGGGAAGGCTGCCCCATGATCCCGACATTCACCAGTTACGTCTTCGAGTACCAGCGGGAGGGTGATCCAATGACGAAAGCAGAGGCGCGGCGCATTGCGACGAGATTGTTCGGGGCACCGGGCTACGTCCGCGACCGTGGGGCGGAACTGAAACCGCGTTATCTGGTCCTGACCGACGAAGGATCTTCGTCTACCATTCGCGGCGCGGGCCACACATGGGAGCAAGCGACCGCCGACGCACTACGCACACGCGCTGCCTCGATTGAGAAGGGTGGCCGATGATCCGTCTCCGAATCGCGCTGTCAGTAGCCGCGGCGATTATGTGGGTGCTGGCCTATCGACGAGTCACGCGTGACATCCGTTCTGTTGCACTCGAGCGTGCAAACAGTCCTTGACTTTCAGTAGCGCGCTATTAACTTGCCGTTGTCCCTTCACTGAGTCATTCCGCCAATGCCTTGCCTCCCGTTCGATTCCTGCCTCCATCCGCGCCTCGAGGGCGATGTATCAGGCGGGACGTTCGACGACCATCGCACCGTCCGCGGTCTCTGCCCCGACTGTTGCGAGTACATCGTCGTAACCGACTACGCCTCCACGCTTTCCACCTCGCGCAAGATGACGCAGCAAGAACTCGTCGCGTGGCACAGGGAGACGTGTTTCGGGATCACCTGCACCGAATGTGACACCGACTTCGGCGCAGTTCACCAGGACGAATGCGGCGATACATGCCAACGCGCGCCGGGCAGCGACATCTGCTTGCAATGCTCGGCCCAGAACGAGGCGATGGCCTATTACGGCTCGCTGTATCGTGCTGGCGCACTCGGTCCTGTCCGTTCCGAATACAACGACCGCGAGGAGTTCGAGGCCGCAGTTATCGACGCCGGGATGGGGCATCTCCTATGAGCAGCGACCGCCCCGAAGTCGATACCTGCGACCGCTGCGACCTCATCGCCTATCCGCTCTATATCTGCGCCGGCGACCGCGTTTGCTCGACCTGCGTCAAGTCCGACGCGAGCGAAAACCTTTGCCGCGCGTGCGAGGAAACGATGGAGAACTGGACGAGGGATGACCATGCCCGCGCCTAAATACCACCTACCCCTTGGAGTGCAGGACGCCGAGGCAAAACGAGCAATGGCGAGCACTTGCGCCGTCCGCGACTTCGGTCCCGATACCATGCTCTGGGTCGTCGCTGGCACCGTCAAACGCTTGCGCGAGAAGGGCTATACCGTGACCGGCGAGTTTACCGACGATGGCGGCTATCGCATGTCGGTAACTGGAGCCCCGGAATGAGCGGCGAGAATCGTTGGCGAGACATTGCCGCACCGCTCCCGGCCAGCGCGATTCAGTGGCGGCAGGATGGCAAGGCGACTGCGCGCGGCGGGAAGTTCTTTGCTCGCTTTGTGGCCTACATCGACGCGCAATTCGTGCGCGAACGTCTCGATTCAGTCGTCCCCGGCGAATGGACCCTAGCCCTAGATCCGCTGCCAACGCTGGATATGGCGTCGAACAACGAGGAGCCGTTCGCCTTCAAGGCTCGCCTCACGATCGTCGGCGTCGCGCGCGAGGACGTCGGATCAGGCAAGGACTACAAAACGGCCAGCTCCGATGCCTTCAAGCGTGCCGCGGTTCGCTTCGGCATCGCGCACGAACTGTACGCCTATGAACAGAATTGGGTCGAAGTGGACGGCGATGGCAAATACGCCAAGCCAGTCGAGGACCCAGCATCTGCCTATGCCAAGCGGCAGTCTCGTGCCTCTCAGAGCCAGCCAGAGGCCAAAGCGCCCCAGTCTGGCAGTCCTGCCAAGTCGGGCGGATACGTGAAGGTCATGCCCTTTGGCAAGTTCAAGGGGACCTCGATGGGCGAACTGGCCTCGGCGGAACTCGAGCGCACCAAGAAATGGTGTACCGAAACCGACGCGGCGAAGTTCAAGGATCTCATCGCCACCTGTAACTCTATCCTCGCAGACCGATCGCTAGGCGTGCCAGTCACGGACGAGGAACGCGACGCGATTGCAACCGCGCGTCTCGCAGCGCCGGCCGATGACCTCGACTTGCCCTTTTAGATGACCATCTATCCGGCCCCGAAACCCGCCAAGCGGGAGAAGCAAGCCCGAAAGCCCATGAAGAAACGGAAGCCCTCGGCTAAAGAAACGGCGCGGAGCATGGGAACGCTGGCACGCAGACTGTTCGTCGCGAGTCTGCCCTGTGCGGCCTGTGGCATCGTCGGCTATTCGGTCTCGGCGCACCTGTTGGGCAACGGTGGCATCGGGCGCAAGAAGGACCACACGACAACCGGCCCCCTTTGCCGGGCGCGCGGCATTCTCCCAGGCTGCCACAACATGTACGATGAGCGGCGATACCTATTCGACTCGATGTACCCGGAGTTCAACGCGGTCGAGGTCGCAGCCGAAACGGAGCGGGCGTGGGTTCAGCGTAGCGACGCGGGAGGGGAGCGGTGAGCCGATTTCAGAAAGCGACGGCGGCATGGGACCGGGAAGTCGATGAGGTCGCGGCGTCGCTCGTCGAGGGCGGCATGGTGCCCTTCGAGGCGATGATCAAGGCAACGCAGATCGTGCGCGAGCGTCGCCAGCAACGAAAACGCAGTCCAGTGGCGTCCCCTGAGAGAGAGCCGAGCAATGGGTGACCCAAAAAGCGCTTTTCAGGTCGGCGATTCTGCTGAGTTCCGCGCCGAATCGCGATTCAACAATAAGACCCGTGACGGGCAAATCGTCACCATCGAGTCGCGTCGCGCGGCGTCGGTATTCGACTTCAACGTCTGCTTTCCTGACGGAACGCGCATGCCAGCGAAAGCGCACGAGCTGTTTCCGCTCGCCGCCGATCCCGCCCATGTCCGCTAGCGATCCCTCCGAAATCTGCCGTGGCGACAAGGCGTGTGGGCGCGAGATCCCGGCTGGCCAGGAATACCGCTGCCTCGATTGCGACGCAGTGATGCACAAGGACTGCCTACGCTGGCATTGCGGCGCCGACGAGAAGGACCGCGCCATCTACCGGCTTGAAGGTATCAACCAGGAACTACGCAACGCGCTAGAGCGAATCGCGGAGACGAGATGAGAACATATTGCCCGGTCTGCCAGGGTATCGGTTCGATCGTCGATCAGACGCTATTCAAGAACGGTCCTGTCTTCTGGGGCGGCCCGCTGCCGCGCGTGACGTGTCCGAACTGCGCGGGCGAGAAGTTCGTCGGCACGCCTGACGTAGCCAATCCGCTCATCCCCGACGATTTGGAGATTCCGCGTGGACGCTAGCGATCCCTCGGGCGCCGAGCCGACTGTGAAATCGCTTCAACGCGAGCTGCGTGAACAGCGCAAGGCGGTGCGGCGGCTATCGGACTATCTGCTGCTCTCGCTCGACCAGCTTGACGAGGCGGTTGGCTCGCGGCGAGACATTCCGTCCGACGTGAGTACGTGGCTTGCCAAGCTCGCGAACGCGCTGGATCAGGAAAACGACCGCGTTCGCTTCTTCACGCTCGGCGTCGATTTTCGCAAAGACAATAAGCCGCGCGCTGTCGCAGCGATTCGCAAACGTCTCAACCTTCCCGCGCGCGCAGAGGCATCCGATGGACGCTGACGACGGTAGCAACGCCCCGTTCATGTCTGAGTCTGCTCCGGGCGATCCCTCGGGCGCCGAGCCGCTTTTCGGTACACACATTCGCGAGGCAATCGACGTGCTGCGCGGGAAGTCTGAACCAGAACCGTGCGCGCATTGCTGGCATCAGTGGGGTTCATCGGGAGGCGGAATCTCAGCCACGGAGACTTGGATGTGCGGCACGCACCGCTGCTGTTTCTGCGGGGAAACGAAGCGATACGATATTCGCACGTCCATTGAGCCGCCGCGAAAACACGGCCCCTATCACTACGAGATTCTGACCCATGTCGGCTGATCCCTCGGGCGCCGAGATGCGCTCCCCAAACGAAGTTCTGAGCGCGAAGCGAATTGCGGAACTGGTCTCAACGCTAACCGATCCCGAGACGTGCGACACGTACGATAAAGACGCGCTGCCGGATGATACTCTGGCGGTGTGTGCGTCGCACGAGGCGTTGCGTTCGCGGCTTGAATCCGAGGTCTCGCCGCGCTCCTCGGGAGCGACGAGCGATTCCCTGCTCTGCGTCAGATGCGGCTATCCCGAGTCGCTGCACGCGGAACTGCGCCCCTTGCACCCGTTCCAGCCATTTCACGACGAGTTGCCCGCGCCGCGCTCCTCGGGAGGCGCACCGCTATCCGTCGAGCAAATTGCGGATCACGTCGCATACGCAGCGTCCGTCGTCGCCCCGCAGCCGCGTAATGGTTCTGTCGCAAGGATTTACGCGCTCTGCGACTCGCACGAAGCGTTGCGTACTCAGGTCTCCGCGCTCCGGCAGGAGGCCGCGCAAGCCGTCGCGAACGCCCGAGTGAGGCGCAAATACATCGACGCAGCAGCGGCCGCGCGTCAGGAGGCCGAGACCCTCACCAGGCAGCGCGATGCGGCGATCCGAGAAATCAGCGTAATTGCACGGGAGGCCGAGACCCTACGCAAGCAGCTCGAGGGATTGCAGAAGTTGAACGCCGAGAACGTGAAGATCGGCGCGGGCGCACAGCGAGTCGCGTCCGCATCGCTCGCCGCGTTCAGTGAAGTGAGTCAGGCCGAAACCGCATCGCGCGCTGAAATCGGACGGCTGACTCGGGAGGCCGAGACCCTACGGGGCCAACTGGACGCCGAGAAGGCGCGGTTGGACTTCCTCTCGTCATGGACGCGGGGCGATTCAGGCATATGCCCGCCCGGCAATCACGGCGGCGACCCGGGTACGTGGCTGTTCTTTCGCCAGGATGATGCGAAGGGCGACAGCTACGGCCTCTGGAACGATGTAGAAACGGAAGGCCCCACGCTTCGCGAAGCTATCGACGCCGCCCGCGTTGCCGCCCCACGAGAGCCGAAATGAGAACGCGCGTCGGAGTATCCACGACTGGTGGAACGTACTGCCCCGAATGTGGCACGCTCGTTCCCCTCGGATTTGGCGTCACTCATCCGTGCTTGGGCGACGAATCGCTGCGCGTCATCATGCGAACCGATCTCACTATCTCCCTGGGCGGGTTCACCGTCACCGTCCCACGCGCCCCACGAGAGCCGAAATGATCCAGAGTATCCGCGTCACGCGCGACGACCAGAACCACGACGTGCATCTGATCCGCGAGGACGACGCGCCAAGGGATCTCGTCGTCATTCTCGGGATGCTGCGCGCCGCAGAACATATCGCCCTACACGCATCCGATACCGTGAATGAGACGTTTACTGGACCGCAACTTCACCGTTCGGCCCCACGAGAGGACCTGTAGATGGCCTATTTCAGCGGTCAGGGCATCGTGTTCGCGGCGCCTCAGCCCTACCCCGACTATCCCGGTTGGGAGACGATCGACTGCGGCTGCTGCGCAGGAATTGAATGGGGCGATCCCGGCCCGCGCGAATGTCGCCAATGCGGCGGCGGGGGCTATCTCGCGCGACACATCGCGAGCGGCGCGGTGGCTCTCTATCCAGGTGGCCCGTTTCGCTGGCGTGAAAAGCCAAAGGTGAACCGATGAGCCGCGATCCGTCCGCCCTCGACTCCGGGGGCTCCCCGCGACTCTTGGATTTGTTCTGCGGCGCTGGCGGAGCATCGCAGGGCTACAAGCGCGCGGGCTTCCATGTGACGGGCGTGGATAATCGCGCGCAGCCCCACTACGCGGGCGATCGGTTCATTCGCGCTGACGCCATGACGTTCTCATTCGAAGGGTTCGACGCGATTCATGCGTCGCCGCCCTGTCAGGCATACACCAAGGCGCGGAACCTCCAAGGGAACGCTCACCCCGATCTCGTCGGCCCGATGCGCGAGCGGCTGATTGCCGCGGGCGTGCCCTATGTGATCGAGAACGTCATCGGCGCCCCGCTCATCAACCCGCTGCTGCTCTGCGGAATGATGTTCGGACTGAACGTGTACCGTCATCGCCTGTTCGAGTCATCCGTGCCGCTGCCCTTCCTCCTGCATCCGATGCACCACAAGCCGCACGTCAAGATGGGCCGTCCCGTCAAAGAGGGAGACATCGTGCAAGTCGTTGGCCACTTCTCGAATATCGGGTATGCGCGGCGCGCAATGGACATTCCCTGGATGACGCAGAAGGAGCTGGCACAAGCGATCCCGCCGGGCTACACAGAGTTCGTTGGCCGCGAATTGCTCGCTCACATCCGAACCGCCGAGCGTGTCGCATGACTGAGCCCCCTCGGGACTTCCCGTCCGCCCCGCGATTTCGCCTTAGCGCGACGGCGCGAGATGCAATGCGCGTTGAGCGGCAGTTGGAGGCGATTGCGAGCCGGATGAGAGGCGTGGACACGTCGCTGCTCCTCGCCTGTATCCAATGCGCGATGTATCGGGTCCGAGGCCAGCCCGACGAGCCGCACGCCAATCTCGCGAATTGGAGAGGCATCCAATGACCGCTAACCAGTCCCCCGAGTTCCCCTCCGTGGGAGCGAGAGCGCGATTCACGCCGAAGCGATTCATGCCGGGCTCAATCGTCGAGCGGTATGGCGGGCGCGAATGCGAGATGGAGGAGTTTTCGGGCAATCTCTACACCATCGTGTTCGACGACGGCCAGATATGCTACGCTGACACCGACGAACTCTCTCCGCTCCCCGCCGCGCCGCTAAATGAGGAGACAGAATGAGCATGGATTCACGAACGCCCGCGGAGCGCACGCGCGACCGCGTAACTGCTCGCTATTCCTGGATCGCTGCCGCTGATGCTAAGGGTCTGTTAAGCGACATCGACGAGCTGCAAGCGGACGCGAATCTCGCGAAGCAACTGTGCGCCATTCTCATGCGGTACTGCGGCGAGGCTGGCCCGCCTGAAGGCGAGGGTGCCGTTGAGACACTGGCCCGCATCGCCGACGAGCTGGACGCGCATCGTGCCGAAATTGCGCCCGTGAACGTGAGCGACGTGCCACCACAGGAGAACGCCGGAACGTGATAAAGATTCGCAAGAGTGAGACGGCCGACACCCGGACGTGCGACTTCCGCAACGTGACTCGCGAGACGTTGGGGGCTAGCTCGCGGCAGCACATTGCCGACGTCAGCGTGGCTCTCGCTCATTTCGCGCAGATGCTACACCGCGCCGCCGCGATGCACGACGTCGATAAGCTCACCGATCTCGATTCGTTCCATGCCGACTTCATCACCGGCTTCGACGCGGAGCATCAAGGCTGGTGGGACCGTCACCGCTCGCTCAACCGGCATCACCTGATGCAACTCGACGGCGTGCCGGACGACGTGAACCTGATCGACGTGCTGGACTTCATCGCCGATTGCACGATGGCGGGCATGGCGCGAAGCGGCGACGTCTACGCCCTCGCCCTACCCGATGGCTTGCTAGAGCGCGCGTTCCACAACACCGCCGCGCTCCTGAAAAGCGCTGTCGTCGTCGAGCAACTTTCTGGCGCGTCTCCCGAGGCTGAGACACCCGCCGCGTCCGTCGAGACGCCCCCTGAGAGACCCAATGGCTGACTTGGGAGCGTTGCCGCGAACGCGGCCAGGCGACGTCACGGTGAGCGCCAACAACGGTGACGGCGTGGTCACGTTTCACATGCCGCGCGAGAAAGTGACGAAGAAAGAAAAGGCGTTGGCCGAGGACACGATGAAACGCATAACCAACTACTTGCGTGCGGCGGGCGGCACCCCTGAGAGGCAGCCATGAGCACATGGGACTCTCATCTTCGTGGTCTCGCCATGCGCATCGCGGCAATGATTGCACACCACCCCGCCGACTCG